CCCGCCCGCCAATGGACGGGCAGCATCGAGAACGGCTGGCGTGAGGTCTACGATATCGACCCCGGCATCGTCCTTGCGGCGGCTGAAAAGATCGACAGTGCTCGCGCCTTCTTGAAGGAGGTGCAGGCATGAAGGTCATAAAGAAGCCTCTGACCGAGCTGCGGCGACCGGAACGGAATGTCCGAATGCACACCGACAAGCAGCTGAAGGAGTTCCGACGCTCTGTCGAAATGTTCGGTCAGATCCGCCCCATCGTGGTCGACGAGGACGGCGTTATTCTCGCCGGCAACGGCTTGTATGAAACGCTGCTGTCCCTCGGCCGCACAGAGGCGGACTGCTATGTCGTGTCCGGACTGACTGAGGCGGAGAAGAAAAAGCTCATGCTGGCCGATAACCGCGTCTTTGACCTGGGCGTTGACGATCTGGCCGCGCTGGACGCTTTTATCCTTGAGCTGAAAGATGACCTGGACATTCCCGGCTACGAAGAGGATCTTCTCCGGGCGATGGTGATGGAGGCCGACGAAGCCAGCGACGCCCTGCTTGAGTACGGCACCATTGAGCCGGAGCAGGCTGCGGCCATCACCGAGACGCGCGAGAAATACGCCGCCCGGGAAGAAGCTGCTGCGGCGCAGGCTGAGGAAGTCGCACCCGCGCAGAGCGGCACGGCGTCTTCCACCGAGCCCGCTAAGAGGTTTATCCTCTGCCCGAAATGTGGTGAGCGGATATGGCTGTAAAGCGCATCAGCTCAGACATCGACGTTGTGACTGCGGCGCGCCAGCGAATCAAGAATGTATTTTCCAACGGCGTCCCCGTATACCTCTCGTTTTCCGGCGGTAAGGACAGCATCGTTCTTGCCGACCTGACCTATAAGCTGATCCAGGCTGGAGAGATCAATCCCTCGCAGTTGACTGTCCTTTTCGTGGACGAGGAGGCAATCTTCGATTCCATTGAAGCAACGACCAAGGCGTGGCGGAAGAAGTTCCTGCTTGCCGGCGCCAAGTTTCAATGGTGGTGCATCGAGGTCAAGCATTTCAGCTGTCTCAATGAGCTGTCCAGCGATGAAACCTTCGTCTGCTGGGATCGGCGCAAGCGCGATGTCTGGGTGCGGCAGCCGCCGCCCTTTGCCATCCGCAATCACCCGCAGCTCCGGCCGAGGATCGACAACTATCAATCCTTCCTGCCCCGCGTGACGATGGACGGCATCATGATCACCGGCGTCCGCGCGGCAGAGTCCATTCAGCGGCTCCAATACATGGCGGCACTGAATATGGGCGCAAAGGGCATCACCGGCACGAACACCATTTATCCCATCTACGACTGGAAGACGGCGGACGTCTGGCTGTACCTGCGAGACCAGCGCATCGAAGTCCCCGAGGTCTACCTGCAGATGTATCAGGTCGGCGTCAATCGGAATCAGCTGCGCGTGTCGCAGTTCTTCTCTGTTGATACCGTACCCGTGCTGGTACACCTGGGCGAATATGACCCATCGCTCATGGAGCGCGTCCTTCGGCGCGAGCCGAACGCCTACCTTGCCATGCTGTACTGGGACAGCGAAATGTTCCACCGCACCACAAGGAAGCGCCGGGAGCTGGAGGGTGAGGACACCAAGGACTACCGTGCGCTCCTGAAGGAGATGCTGTTCGTTCGCCCGGGAGACTTCTTCAATACGGAGCATAAGCGCAAGATCGCCAAGCAGTACCGCAAGATGTTCATTCAGATGGACGGAATGGCGCGGCCGCGCGACTACAAGAAAATGTACGGCGGTCTGACTGCTGGTGATCCCAAGCTCCGCACCCTGCGCGCCATCTATCAGGACATATCCTGCGCCTACGCCGATTACGCCAAGCGCTTCCGGAAGGGAGGTGAGGCAAATGGCTGACGCGGATCTGTTCGCCCCGCTATCTTCCCTGCAATGGGTAGACAGGGAGCAGCTCAAACCCAATGACTACAACCCCAACAAGGTCAACCGTGAGAATCTGAAACTGCTGGTGCAATCGATCATGACCAATGGCTGGACGCTTCCCATCGTTGTGCGTCCCGACTACACCATCATCGACGGCTTTCACCGCTGGACCGTGGCCGGAGAGGAGCCGCTGCACACTATGCTCAAAGGCAAGGTGCCGGTGGTGATCGTGCGGCATGATGACGCGACCGAGGATATTTACGGCACCGTCACACACAACCGCGCTCGTGGTACACATCTGCTTGAGCCGATGAAAGCCATCGTAAAGCGGCTGCTGGACGAGGGCAAGTCCGTTCAGGAGATCGGCAAACAGCTCGGAATGAAACCCGAAGAAGTATTCCGGCTCTCTGATTTCTCGCGTGATGACTTCCTCGGCATGATGACCAAGGGCGTTAAGGGGTATAGCCATGCGGAATTGCTGACGAAGTTATAACACAATACCACAGCCAGGCGCATACATCGCACGAGAGCGGCGTATCTGCGTCTGGCTGTGTTGCTCCCTCCCCCTCTCGGCATCGTCGCGCTGAGGGCGGGGAAATGCGTTGCAACAGGCGACGACGGCAAAAGGTACTGTGACGCCCCCCTCCCCACACGCCGCGGGCTCGCCGACCCCCAAAAACGATTAGTTAGTGCGCGAGAAAAGGGTAACTTTAGTTGAAATCTTGTATGAAATTATCGACTTCTTGACCTTCCGCCGGGCGTGGGACGCCCGCCTCCTATCACATAGCCTGGCCCCGGAGCGGAAACGCCCCGGGCGTCGGGCGGAGGGCCAAGACACAGGAAAGGAGCGTGGCCTATGGCGACAAAGAAGCAGGATGTGGTCGTAGAGGACGGAGCCGTGTACGTGCTGCGCGCCGGGACGCCTGTCTACATCAAGACTGCCGACATCTGCTCGATGACCGGGAAAAGCAATCAGTGGATCGGACAGCTGGTAGCCCAGGGGACGCTGCATAAACGCAGCACCCCCCACGGGAGCCTGTTCGATGTCACCGAGGCTGTGCGCGCCTACTGTTCCATGCTGGAGGCCCGCGCAGGACCGGCCAAGACCGAGGAGGAGATCAAGCAGGAAATCAAGCAGGAAAAGGCGAAAGCGGCCGCTGACGTGACAATGAAGATTGCCAAGGCCAACATCGCCAAGGCCGAGGCCGACGAGCTCCAGGGCAAAATGCACCGGAGCGAGGACGTGGCCGCGATGACTACCGACTTGATCTATGCCATTCGCGGGGCGATGATGGCCCTGCCCGGCCGCCTGGCCGTGGACGTGGCCTCGGCGAACTCCCCAGCGGAGGCCGCCGAGATTATCCGCCGCGAGGTCAACAAGGCCATGCGGGAGCTCTCCAATTACCGCTATGACCCAAAGAAATACGAGGAGCGCGTCCGGGAGCGGAGGGCCTGGGAAGCTGACAGCGGGCGTGATGCCGATGACGGATAAGGAAACGCGCCGGCTCATAGAGGAGAAAGAGGCCCGCGAGCGGGTAAAGAGGCTGAATGCCGTCATCGGGAAAGTCTTGGCCGGCATGAAGCCGCCGGACGACCTGACCGTGACCGAATGGGCGGAGCGGAATCGCCGCCTGTCGGCCGAGAGCGCCGCAGAGCCCGGACCGTG